ATGCTGATGAACGTAATGGGTTCAACCTACGTAACACTGGTAAGGATACAGGTGCTGTGTCTATGTTCCAACGTGAGAACAAGGTGTCACAGTGGATTGAAAGCAAGCAGTTTAAGGAGTTGATTGCAGCATGAGTGAAGAATGGAATGGCCCACAAAGTTTGTGGCAGTGTTTTTGGAGCAAGAAACATGGCTTCTATAAATACTACGAGAGAAATGAGTATTTAGAAGAATATATACACACCAAATACGGAGAGAAAAGCATAGCTTGGGAACTGCTGTTTAAGTATTGGGCTGTGCGTGAGTTCTTTGAAGATATTCACACCATTACTAAAGGTGATGGTATATATTGGTCAGATTGGGAAACTAAAATGACGTTACGTGACTATCTTTATGTAACACTAATACGTATTCCCTTCATGCGTGTGTGGGATTACATAAAGTATGATATCCTTAAGATGACGTATGATGACCCACATCTAGGGTGCTACAGTTACCCTAATTGTGATGAAGCGCCAAATGGATGCAGTCACGTTATGGGTAAGGATGTAGAACAGTATGGATACAGAGACTAGGAGATGATATGAAAACAGTTGAAGATTTAGTATTGACATACTATTCTTCTAACGATTTCAGTATGTTAAGAGAGCGTAGTCAGAAGGACTACAAATACTTTCTTGGCATACTGGTCGGTGAGTTTGGTGACACAGCCTTTGATGAGGTCACAAGTAAGCAAGCCAAACACGCATATGAAGGATGGGTCAAGCGTGGTATTACGTTTGCTAATCATGTATGTACTGTGTCATCTATCGTGTATAGATACGCAATGGACATGGAGTATGCGTTGAGCAATCCGTTTGCTAACATCAAGCGTAAGACACCTAAACAACGTAAGGTTGTTTGGACAGAGCAGGACATACAGAAGTTCCTGTCATTCTGTTACAGTGACTTTGCCTATCGTAACATTGGACTTATTGTCCACATGGCATACGAATGGTGTCAGCGTCTGGGTGACATGAGGCTATTGACATGGGATGTCATGGACTTGGATGCACAGAAGCTATTCCTTGAGCAGTCAAAGCGTAGGGCAGAGGTGACATTACCTATCAGTGATGACCTGACAGCCATGCTGATACAGCAGAAGGATGACTTCGGCTTTCAGGAGTATGTTGCACCCCGTCCACGCCCTATGAATGGCTCGTATCACCCGTACAGTATCGAAAGGCTGTCCAAAGCAGGGAGACAGGCTATGAGAATGGCTGAGTTGCCAGAGGAACTACGCCTGATGGACTTACGTAGGACAGGCACAACTGAAATGGTTGAAGCTGGTGTCGGTATGGCACAAATCATGTCGGTTACAGGACATAGTAACCCACAGTCAGTTAAACCATACATGAAAAATACATTTGCAAGTGCGAATTATGCATTGACGACACGTGAAATGCATGATATAAGCATAGACAAATGCCGCACAGGAGAGTGATATATGTATAATAATATATTAAACACTATAAGTGATATAGATATACCTAATGGACAAACAAAGAGAATGAATTGTCCTAATTGTGGTGGCTATAAAACATTTACAGTGACCAATAACATGGGTTCTCTTGTGTGGAATTGTTACAAGGCTTCATGTAATATCAAGGGTGGTACTCGTGTTCATCTATCTGTTGATGACATACGTGCTGGCTTTGGTAATGCTGAAGAGTTTGCTTCACAAGATACATTCACAATGCCGGAATATATTGTGCCATATAACTTTGATGTGGCAGAGTGGGCTAGTGAACTGTATGGACTTGACGCAGAAGAGTTAGGTCTTATGTATGATGTGAAGGAACAACGTGTCGTGTTTCCAGTAAGGCATGACGGTAAGATTGTGGATGGTACAGGTCGTGCCATGACACACCGCCTACCTAAATGGAAGCGATACGGAAATAGTGGCTTGCCATACGTTCATGGTTATGGTAAGGTCGCTGTAGTTGTTGAGGACTGTGTGAGTGCTGCAGTTGTAGGCAGTGACGTATGGTGTGGGGTTGCCGTGTTGGGTACGTCACTATCCGAATCACACAAGAGGTATCTTGCACAGTTCTCAACGGCAGTAATTGCATTAGACCCCGATGCACTGCCAAAGACTCTGGCTATGGCTAAAGAGTTACGAGGTTATGTAGATAATGTTCGTGTCCTACGCTTGACAGATGATTTGAAATATCGTAATCCAACAGACTTTGAAAACCTAACCCACATAGGAGACTAACAACATGGAACTATCTTTAATACGTAGCCTTATGGACAAGTCGTTCTACGATGACCATCGTGGTTCTAAATGTCCTGACCGCCTGTTCAGTAAGGATGTACGTAAGATTAAACAGGCTATTGATACAGCTATGGATAAGTATGAACGCACTGTTACGCCTGACGAGATTGAGGCACTGTTCATGTCCAACAATCCAACGCTGACTACCGCACAGAAGCAAGCCTTCTCTAGTCTGTTTGCACAGGTCAAGAAGGAACAGCCTATGGGTGGTGACATTGCACAAGAGGTTCTGTCCAAACTATTCCAGCAGGTAGTAGGTGAGGACGTAGCTAACATTGGCTTTGATATGGTCAATGGTGATGCTAATACACTTGAGACACTACGCAATCTGCTTGAGCGATACGGTGATGACTTTGTGCCTAACCTTAACATTGAGTGGGATGACATCAGCATTGAAACACTGATGGCTAAAGCTGAGTTGGAAGCACGTTGGCAATTCAACTTACCTTCTATGACACGTAAGGTAGAGGGCGTTAGTGGTGGTCAGCTTATCGAGGTAGGTGCTAGACCTAACACTGGTAAGACATCATTCCATGCCAGCTTAATTGCTGCACCGGGTGGGTTCGCACATCAAGGTGCTACCTGTGTTATCCTGTGTAACGAAGAGCCTACCCACCGTGTCGGTGCAAGATACTTGACTGCCGCCACTGGTATGACTGCTCGTGAGATTACAGATAACATGGGTAAGGCCAAAGCATTATACGAACCTGTAATGAATAACATTAAGATTAAAGATGCAGGTGGTCGTGATATGCCGTGGGTTGAGTCTGTATGTAAAGCGTACAAGCCTGACATACTTGTGCTTGACATGGGTGATAAGTTTGGTGTATCAGGTAGCTATGCCAGACCAGATGAAGCCTTGAAAGCCTGTGCTATTTATGCTAGACAGATAGCAAAGACGTATGACTGTGCTGTATTCTATATGTCTCAGCTATCAGCAGAGGCAGAAGGACGTACCACACTGAACCAGTCCATGATGGAAGGTTCACGTACAGGTAAGGCAGCAGAGGCTGACCTTATGATACTGATTGGTAAGGCAGCTACAGTAGAAGGACAAGAAGAAGATAGTCCAATGAGACATATCAATATCGTGAAGAACAAGCTGAATGGCTGGCACGGTATGGTTAATGTGGAACTGGACTACAAGACAGCGAGGTATGAAGGATGAAGCTAACACTAGACGTAGAGAACGTAGGTCAGAAGAGGGATGGTAAGTTACACCTTGACCCCTTTGAGCCTGACAATTCTCTGACTATGGTGGGTATGCTCACAGATACAGGTGAAGAACGCCTGATTACATTCGAGCATCAAGACACCCCACCCACACCAAATGGTCATTCTTTAGTACAGGAATGGCTAGACAAAGCAACCGTACTAATTATGCACAATGCAGCACACGATTTGCTATGGCTCTGGGAGTCAGGCTTTAAGTATGATGGTGCAGTGTTTGATACCATGCTTGCAGAGTACGTGTTACAACGTGGGCTGAAAGAGCCACTGTCTCTTGAGGCTTGTGCAGAACGCTACGAGTTGGACACACAGAAGCAAGACAGCTTGAAGGAACACCTTGCCAAAGGCGGTACTTCATATAACATGGACTACAACAAGCTGGCAGAGTACCTGTCTGCAGACATCCATGCCACACAAGAACTATCTAACAGGCAGATGTACAAACTGAATACCCCTGCTGATTCAGGGCTTATGAATAGTGTCGTGCTTACTAACGAAGTATGCGTTGCACTTGCTCGTATGTATCAGCGTGGATTCACTGTAGATATGCAAGCACTGCAAGAAGTGCATGATGAGTTCTTGCAAGAGAAGGAGACATTGATACATGAGTTACAAGCACACGTTAGGAATCTTATGGGCGATAGCCCTATCAATCTTAATAGTCCAGAGCAGTTATCTTGGGTAATCTACGGACGTAAGGTACTGGACAAGACGTATTGGGGTAATGCTATTGACCCATACATGGATGATGCAGACTTCCGCAGCCTAGTTGCTGCTGGCACGGAACGTGTGTACAAGACTAAGGCACAGCAATGCTCTGACTGCACTGGTACTGGATA